AATGAAATCCTAACCTTATAAATATAGCACTCGAAATGGCGAAAAAACTGTAGAAGCATTTTCAATGTTCGATGTAAACAAAGCTTTAATGAGATGTTTAGTTAAAAATTTTGCAATGTTCGGTTTAGCTTTATACATCTATTCTGGCGATGATCTTCCTGAAGAAGATGTGCCTAATTTAGTTTCTGAAGCCGAAGGCTGGGTTAAATCTCTTTTAAATTGCCAAAGCGTAGAAGAACTCCGATCAGAATTTGGATTTGCTTATAAAGAATTAAGCAAAGATAAAAATGCGTTGGATATGATTTCTAAAGCCAAAGATGACCGCAAGTTTGAATTGGAGCAAAAATAATGAGCGATATTATTCAAGGTTCACCCGAATGGTTTGAACTCAGACGGGGCAAAGTAACAGCTTCAAGAGTTGCCGACATTATGGCTAAAACTAAAACTGGTGTATCTGCCAGCCGAGGTAATTATTTAATTGAACTGGCTTTGCAACGAGTTACGAAAACTGTTGAAAAATCTTTTACTAACGATGCAATGCAATGGGGTACAGACAATGAGCCGTATGCAAGAATGGCTTATGAAGCTACGCATGATATTTTTGTGGAACAAATACCATTCGTGGATCACCCTTCTATTGCTTGGTTTGGGGCTAGTCCCGATGGTTTGGTTTCTACTGATGGTCTTTGTGAAATTAAATGTCCAAACTCCGCTACACATTGGGCTACTATAAAGTCGCAAGAAATCCCAACAAAGTATATGTATCAAATGCAAACTCAAATGGCTTGCGCCCAGCGTGAGTGGTGCGATTTCATAAGCTTTGATCCTCGTATGCCTGAAAGAAGCAAACTGTTTGTAAAGCGGTTGTATAGAAGTAATGACACCATTTCCGACATTGAGGTTGCGGTCAAACAGTTTTTAGAAGAAGTTGAAAAAGAAGTAAAACTCATGGAAGGTCGGCAATGACAAAAAAACAATATTCAATAGAAGATAGAAAAAATATTGCATTGGTAAAAATGGCTCTTGTAAAAGCGGCTCATGTAAATATTAAAAATATCTTTCCCACTTTAGTTTCTAAAAGCCCTAATATTCATCACACCAAAAATGGTAGCCATACCAAAAAAGGTTCAGGTCGTAAACATTTACAAGGAAAACAATCATGAGTGGCGTAAACAAAGTAATCATTCTAGGCAATGTAGGGCGTGACCCTGAAGTAAGAGTTACCTCAGATGGCGGTAGTGTTACTAACATTTCTGTTGCGTGTACTGAAAAATACAAAGATAAACAAGGTGAACAAAAAGAAATTACCGAGTGGATCAATGTTGTGTTTTTTGGAAAGCTTGCGGAAATTGCTGGAAAGTATATAAACAAAGGCTCACAAGTTTATGTCGAAGGTAAATTAAAGACTGATAAATACACAGACAAAACTACGGGAGTAGAGAAGTATTCCACCAAAGTAATTGCAAGCAATATGCAGTTATTAGGCGGTAAAGCTGGCTCAGATAATCATGGTGCTGGCGGTAGTGCAAAAAATTCTGGTGCTGGTGAGCCATCACTAGATGACATTCCATTTTAAGGAGTATTAAATATGAAAAAAGTAATTGCGTTTTTATTATTAACAGTTTCAATTGCGGCTTACGCATCATGTCCTGCGTATGCACCTTATCGTTGTGTTCAAGGTTACAACGGCAAGATGGTTTGCGGTTGCGGTGTTTAATTGAATCAATCTGAATTGTTCAAGCATCAATGCTCAGTCCGTTACTTATGTAAGTTAAGGGCTGACATGGGCTTGAATAAATTCAGAGTATATGTATCAGGCAATAGCATACAAAAATTATGGAATAAGTTAGCCGATGACTTTGTAAACCAATGGCACAAAGGCAATCGGGGTAATCATGGAGATTGGCGATGAAAAGATTTTTTGTTCTTGCTCATGAGTTAGCAAGAAGAAATGCCCAGCAAGCGGTACTAGAAGCCCCTACAGGCTATGTAGTGGAGATTAAACCCCCCAATAGAAGCCTAGAGCAAAATGCCAAGCTACACGCTCTTATCGGGGACATAGCAAAACAAGTTATATGGGCAAATAAAGAACAGTCCGTAGAAACTTGGAAGCGACTGTTGACAGCGGCATGGTTAAGGGCTAGAGGTGAACCAGTTGAAATGCTACCAGCCATTGACGGGCATGGAGTTGATATTGTATTTAGACCGACATCAAAATTAACAGTTGAGGAAATGTCGGAGTTTATTGAATATATTCAAGCTTGGGCGGTAGAGCAAGGAATAGAAATCCATGAGTAATACTTTTCAAAAAGATTTGCAAAGAGGTTTGTCGGTAGAAAGAAAAGCTTTGCAAATGATTAACAAGAAATATCCGCAAGCTTATATGGCGGAAGCTTTAAAAGAATACGATATTTTTATTCCTGAAAAGAATTACTCGGTAGAAGTTAAGTACGACCCCATGAGCAATATTACGGGGAATTTTGTAGTAGAGATTGAGTTTAACGGCAAGCCTTCGGCATTGATGACCAGCACCGCTACCTATTGGCTATTCTATGACGATGAAGAATGGTTTTGGATAAAGCCGATGGAAATAATTAGTTGTATTTTTTTGAACAATCTCCGATGGGTTGAATTTATAGGTGATGGCGATACAAAATCAAAAAAGGCATTTTTGATCCGTAAGGAAATTTTGAAGAATTTTCCGAAGAAAATTGAAAATATTGCATTGCGTCAATCTGAAAAAATAAATGATGCGGTGCAACATGAAAAACATTGGCTCGATGACTAAAACAGAAAAACAACATTATGATCGCTTGGCGAGATTTGGCTGTGTCCTCTGTTCCTATATTGGGTATGAAGGAACACCAGCAGAGTTGCACCATATTAGAAGGGGAAATATCCCTAGAAAACAAGCCCCAGTTATCCCCCTTTGCCCTGAACATCATAGAGGAAATTCAGGTATTCACGGACTTGGGCGTAAACAGTTTGAACGCATATACGGGATCACCGAAGAAAAATTATTGGAACTTGTAAACCTAATCACTTAGGTATATACTAAAAACCCAAGCACTTAGGTTATGAAAGGTTTATATGGCAACAGCTAAACGAAACGATTCAGGAAGTATTAAGTACACAAATTTAACAGAAGCCGCAAAGCAATTAGGTGGTGCTGGCGGTAAAAATAATTCACCATCTAAACAACAAGCAAGTCGTTCTAACGGAAAACTGGGTGGTAGACCAGCTAAAAAATAAAGGAAATTTTATGAGTGATGCCATAAATCAACACATTTGGACAGCTAGTGGTACTGATATTGAAGAAAGATGGATTAAACAATATGGGTGGGTAAGACCATCAGAACAGCCTGAATACCAAGCTAAATACAAATACTTTCAAGAGCTACCACTAAGAAAATTAGATGATGTAGCAAAAAAAGAATATGAAACTGTTCTAAAAAGAGCAAAAGTAGTGAGGATCAAATAATGTTTACACCTCATAAATATTCACCATTAATTCATGCTTGGGCTGATGGAGGAAAAATTCAACAAAAAAGAAAAGATGAATCTGAATGGCATGACAGAATCACACCGAACTGGGGAAGTGATTTTGATTTTAGATTGCACCCTGATTTCGAATTTCCACCAATGTATTCATTTACAGTTCCAAAAGAAACTAAAAAAAATGAAACAAAAGAGTTTAATTATGCAGATTATAGATATTCAAGTTTAGCAAGATCATTAACTTCAATTATTGGTGTAGCTAAATCTATTGATGATATTAGTGATGCACTTGAAGAAGGAGATATAAAACAAGATGCTGATAATTTTATGTTAATTCGTGATGGAATGTCTATTATTAAAGGTTCTGTAAAAATTTCAATATCAAGATTAAACAAATTGATTGAATCTATTCTTCATAAAACTTTTGATGAAAAAGCAAAAGAAGATTTATTTGAAAGAATTGATGATTTTAAAGAAAAATTTGAGGAATAAAATGAAAGATATTTCTGAACAATTAATTAAAGCTAGAAATTTAATTTCTGAATTAGAACAGTTAAATTCAAATCCTGACCTAACTGGTCATAAACAGTTATATGATAAAGCTATAGAGTTAGATATTGCTGTTCAACAAATTATTATCAACACAGCAGACTACGCACAATGAACAATGAACCAGTAGCAATACGCTATGACTTTGATGGATACGGCTATCAGTACATGGACTCAGGAAGTGGTAGTGATTGGCAGACTAGGGTTAAAGGTGAATTACTCTATGCTGACCACCCAGCTTGTAAACATGGTGTAGATGATGGTGCTTGTAAAGAATGCTATCAAGATGCTACCGAGCCAGTAGCGTTGACACAAGTAGAAATTATGAATGCTTTGACATTAGGTATTCCACTCTATACCTATCCAGCAAAAGAAGGAGACGAAGATTTTGACGCAATCTGCTTGGAGAATAAAAGACTGCAAGCTGAAATAGAGAAATTGCGAAGCTGGGTTGAAATGCTTGTTGAAGTTCCATTTTTTAATGAAATAGACCATTACCGAGGAATTCCAGTAGCAATACTAAGAAAGTCACAAGAGAAATGTTAACGAAACCCTTTAATGCTTTTTAGTTTATCTTCTAACTCTTGATTCTCTCTGCACTCAGCAGAACAAAAGCTACCTATCTCTATTGTTTCATTGCAATAACGACAATATCCAGTAAAAGTAGCTTTTCTTTTTTCTCTAATGGCTTTAATTGCCATATCTCTATGCAATACTTCTAAGTCACTTGCATCATCAAAAACATCAGACATAAACCCTAGTGCCTTGCCTATCAATAATTAAAGCTTGATGCCTTGGTTTATCTTCTGGATGGCTAGGAACGCTAATATGTGTCCATCTGTCAAATTCTCTAATTACTTGGTCATACCCAATGCCAGAAGCAATAACAGCTTTAACAACTTCATCTGGTGTCATGCCGGGAACTCTAATGTCAGCGGCACAGCCTATACGATGTTGGCTGGTGTCTTTAGATCCAACAGCATCATTGACTTGTTTAGACCTAAAAGCAGAGTTAATCATTATTGGTTTGCCACCAAGAACAGTTTTAACTTGTTCTAAAAACTCAGCCAATCTATTA